CTACCTTTAACCCTATGCCCACTCATAGTTTGAGCACTCATTTTTAATTTTTTAAAGCCTAATTTCTTCTTAACAAATTTAATATCTTGTTTAAGAATTCGGCCTGCTAATTTTTTCTTTTTTGGAGCTGGTGCTGACATTATTTTTATATATGGAAATTTTTTCCTTGGATCTATTCTTATTGTACAAGCCAAGGTTTTACCTTTTCCACTTCATCTTGAAAGTTTTTGTTACTACTTTCATAATTTGAATACAATTTAAATATCCAGTCGTCAGTTTTCCACATTTCCATGATATGATGCATGTAAATTTTTATTTCACCTCGTTCATATAAATGATCATGGTTGAAAAGAGTTGAGTTTTCCTTCCATAAAAATTCGATGTACTTAGCTATAATAGCCCTAGCTTCAATATTAGCCCAGGAATCTATTCTCAATGCACATGCACGTAATAATTGCCAACGAGGATCGTCGACATCTGATCCATACATTAATGATGATAGCACTTTACCCGTTTCTGGACGTGGCAAATATATTCCATTAATGAGTTGAAAACCCTGTGATAAAAAACTCACATCTTCAACTTTTTGACCAAATTTATTGTTTGGGGTATTAGTAATAACACCTATACCTGACCAGACTGCTGCTATAGTATCAGCATTAAATATTTTGACCATACTATCACTAACAGTAAACGTATTATCATCACCATTCAATGCTGCTTCTACATTGTCCATAAATCCTCGATAACCATAATTTGTATACTCAACTTGCTCTACTCTACGTTGCACATCAGGATGATTCACAGTTGATGCAATTACACGTAATTGTTCATTAGCTAATTTCTCAGTAAGAACAATCCAAGCGTAAGCGCTCAACCTAAACAATATTATTGTGTTATCAACAATAGTGTTTGTACTACCTGATGGATTTCCAGTATGCTTTTGAGTTAATTCTCCATTTTGCATAATTATAACTGTGTGAATAATTGACTGGTACAAATTAAACAAACGTTCCTTATTTTCGTCTGTTTGCTCATGTGTTGCGAGCATAGCATACCGGATGTCAACCATATCTGCCATAGCTCTCAAAAAAAGAGAACTATCGTACGCTGATTCATCAAGTTCAAAAGCATTGGGATGCTTTTGCAACCTTTGCCATAATCTGTGAAAACCAGCATTGAATTTGCTAGCTCCCACAAAGGACCAAGTTTTACTATTCGTGTTATAAAATTTATTATTCATATCCAAGCACATCCTATTTAAATTAACGCTATGTTCAACAGGGGAAGAAGTAAAAGTACGAATTTTGTTTTCTTTTATTTTATCAATTGGTCGTAATTCTACTTTTTCAGAACATTGCCAAATGGGCAAATATTCCTGTTCTTCTTGTTGCCTACCTATCATATCCCAATAATAGTCAATAATGCCCATATGGTTATGATCTCGAGCCATTAATGCTTTTGATTTATGCTTCATATTGTGAGGCCATCCTGGACTTGTTTGCTTGTCCATTTCCCTCCATGCTGTTTCTTTGCTAACAACGACTGATCCCATCATCTTAGCTGGTCCAAAATGGCTAATTGTCCATTCTTTTGACAATTTCCACGCCATTTCATCCAACTCTGGTTGAGGTCGATCGTATTTACTAGCAGATTTGTATTCTGCATCCATGTTCTTTATTATAATTCTGTGTGTGAATGCAGGCGCGTACTGCTCCACTTTTAAAAATTTCTCAAATGTTGCGTTCTTTATTTCAACATTTGGTTTTCCCCTTTTTCTATTTCCTACTCCTATATAATCTACAGTGTTTTTATTAAAGTACTTGCGAAAAATAGCAGAATTTCCATAAATTCCGTCACCCTCTACAAATCCTTCTTGCTGGAAAACGGGTCTATGTGGTAATACACTAATATACCGACGATAGATTGTGTCCCATTTTTCCATGGATGGTAGAG